AGACTATCTAACAATTTCGTAATTATGAACAACAAATCAAAGCAAGTTAAAGAAATAATTAAGTGCGGAAAAGATCCGTCATATTTTTTTAACAATTATCTTAAAATCCAACACCCAGTCAGAGGATTGATAACTTTTGACACCTATGATTTTCAAGATGATTGTTTGAAAGACTTTATTGACAACAGATTTAACATTGTTTTAAAGTCTAGACAGTTAGGATTGTCGACACTAGTTGCAGCTTACGCTGTCTGGATGGCACTTTTTCAAAGAGAAAAGAACATATTGATCATTGCTACTAAATTAGCAGTAGCACAGAACTTTATTACAAAAGTCAAAACAATGATTAGGAGTCTACCCAAGTGGTTAATGATTCCTGATATTGTTGCCAATAATAAGCAAATGATACAATTTAGTCATGGTTCGCAAATTAAAGCAATTCCAACATCAGAAGATGCAGGTCGTTCTGAAGCTTTATCTTTGTTAATTGTTGATGAGGCTGCGTTTGTTAGAAACTTTGATACAATTTGGACAGGTATATATCCTACAATTTCAACTGGTGGTAGAGTTATTTTATTGTCTACTCCAAATGGTGTAGGTGGTCAATATTACAAGCTTTATACAGAGGCTGAGGCAGGATTAAATGAGTTTAATCCAATAAAGTTGATGTGGGATGTCATACCTGATAGAGATCAAGAGTGGTTTGACAAGACCACAAACAACATGAACAAGCGGCAAATAGCACAAGAATACTTGTGTGACTTTACCACATCAGGCGAGACATTTATGTCTGATGGCGACATAGAATGGATTAGAAATAACGTAGAGCCGCCAATAGCAAGAGAATACGATGATAGAAATGTTTGGATATGGGATTACCCATTATCTGAGCATGACTATGTAATATCAGCAGATGTTTCTAGAGGCGATTCCAAGGATTATTCAACATTTCATGTGATAGACACGACAGAAGGGAAGTGTGTTGCTGAGTACAAAGGAAAAATAAGACCTGATACATTTGCTGAATTGCTTAATGAATACGGTTTGAAGTATAATAAGGCGTTGTTGTGTCCTGAAAATAACAGTTATGGATATGCAACAATTCTAAAATTACAAGAATTGAAATATCCACGTATATATTATCGAAGAAAGAAAGGTGTATACATAGGTGACTATGTCCCTCCCTCATCTGTAGAAACTGCCGGCTTCAACACCAATGGAAAAACTAGAGGTACAATTCTTTCTAAGCTAGAAGAAGTACTTAGAAACAAGCAGATTATAATTAAGTCTTCTAGATTTTATGAAGAGCTTAAAACATTTACATGGTCAAGCGGTAAAGCACAAGCTAAGCGTGGATATCATGATGACCTAGTTATGAGTTTTGCAATAGGAACATGGTTGTTTGATGCAGCAGGAGGTTATAGCAAAGATTCTAAAGCACTTAATGATGCTATGTTGTCGGCAATGAAAAGAGATGTTAAACATTACGATGGTACACCAGAGAATGTAATAAAAGATGTTGGAGGTGGTCATGGTTCAAAAAAGATTGATCCTGATACACATCAAAAACAAATTAAATCTTTAAATGTAAAAAATAGAAACCAGATACCTGCAGATATGATGTGGGTTCTTAAGTGAGGAATGAATGGCTGACAGAAAGACAAATCAAAGCACAGCAAGTTTATTTAGAAGGCTAACAAAGCTTTTTAGAAGTGGCCCAGTTGTTAAGCGATCTGTTCTTGATTTTGATGGAAAAAGTACACCCTCTTCTGCTTTTGAAATATTTAAAAAGAATCAATCTCAAGTTTACAGTGCAGCAATGTCTGCTTATGGAACATATGATAGAATGGCAAGGTATTCAGATTTTTCTGAAATGGAATATACACCAGAAATAGCAAGTGCATTGGACATATACTCTGAAGAGTCTGTTGCAGGAGACGAGAACGGAAGATCATTACATATCTACTCAGAAAACGTTAGAATCAGAGAAGTCCTAAATGAGTTATTCTATGAGACACTTAACATTGAATTTAATATGACATCTTGGGTAAGAAATCTTTGCAAATACGGAGACTTCTTTTTATTTAACGACGTCAGCCCAAAATACGGGGTTATTAATTGTTTTCCATTGCCAATATCAGAAGTTGAAAGAGAAGAAGGATTTGATCCAAACGATCCTATGGCGGTTCGATTTAGGTGGTTAACACAAGGCAATCAGGTTCTTGAAAACTGGCAAGTATCTCACTTTAGACTTCTTGCTAATGATGCTTTTTTACCTTACGGATCTTCAGTTTTAGAGCCGGCTAGAAGAATTTGGAGACAGCTAATCTTACTTGAAGATGCAATGTTAGTTTATAGAATTGTTAGGGCACCTGAAAGAAGGGTGTTTAAAGTTGATGTTGGTAATGTTCCACCTGAAGATATTGCTAACTACATGGAGCAAGTACAGTCATCACTTAAAAAAGCTCCTGTCGTTGATAAAAATAATGGACGCGTTGATTTAAGATACAATCCACTTTCTGTCGATGAAGATTATTACATACCTGTTCGAGGTTCTGACTCCGGTACATCAATTGAAACACTAGGTGGTGGAACAATGGCAGGAGAGACTAACGATGTGGAGTATATACAGAAAAAGCTTTTTGCTGCGCTAAAAATTCCAAAAGCTTATTTAGGTTATGATGAAGGATTAGGAGCTAAGGCTACGCTATCACAAGAAGATATTAGATTTAGTCGTACAATTGCTAGAATACAAAGAACTGTCTTGGCTGAACTTAATAAAGTCGCTGTCATTCATTTGTATTGCAACGGCTTTAGCAATGAAGAGCTTTTAGATTTCTCGCTCAGATTATCAAATCCATCAACAATAGCACAACAACAAAAGTTAGAATTGTTCAAGTCTAGATTTGAAGCTGCTGGAACAGCGCTAACAACCCCCGGGCTAGTTGATAGAAGATGGGTACAAAAAAATATACTAAGACTTACAAATGAAGAGATTGATGCAATTGCAAATGGACTGACAACAGATAAGGTTCAAGATCTAGAAATTGAAGCTACAACTGTAGGTGGAGAACAAGCAGGTCCTGTTGGTGGAGGTCTTGGAGGTATGGGAGGTGGCCCGGCTCCAACTATTGACTTAGGAGGCGGAGGCGGAGGACCACCAGGGCTTTCTGAGAAAAATATTGTATCAATGGAAGACGAGGATGCACCAATTAAGATACTTGATAACATTGCAAAAATCAGTGATGATCTTTTAAGTGAAGAGAAAGCCGAAGAGGATGATGATTCTGAATTGACAGAGTTTGAAAAATTCCAGAAAGAAGCACAGAAAGAATTTAAGACAAAGAGTAAAAAAGCTAGAAAAAATCATTTATTCGCTGATAATCATTTTAGTAGTTATCAAAGAAAAAGAGAACAAAATCATGTTTCAGGCATGCCAAGAGAAATGAGTAATTTAAAGCAGGCATCAAAAATGTCAGAAGATTTTGAGATAAGCGAATACTTAGATATGAAAATAGAACAAAACGGTTTTATGACTGATCGGCTTAAAGGCACATTAGAAAAAATGGACAATATCTTATCAATTAGTAAAAAAGTAATCTCTGAAAGTAAAGAATCGACGGAGGAAGAAGATAAAGATGAAACACAATAAAAAGAGAAATATTGGAATAATGTATGAGCTACTATTAATGAATATTAGCTCTAATCTAGTAGAAGGAAGCAAAGGTAAAGCGAACAAGTCTTTAAGAATTATTGAAAAACGTTTTAATAACAAGACAGAGCTTTATAAAGAGTTTCGTCTTTTTAATGCGCTTATTAAGACACAAGCTAGCAGCGAAAGAGTTGCACTTCAGATAATTAATGAAGCAAAAGACGCAGTAAGACGCTATGATAAAGAAAAAATAAATAGGGAAAAATCTAGGCTAATTAGGGATATTAATTATATTGTTGATGATTCAAGTTTTTATCACAGAAAAGTAGCAAATTATAGAGCTTACGGTACAGTTCAACAACTATTTAATGAATGGGCAAAAGGTGATCAGTCAAATCTAAAACGAGTTTTAGATTTAGAAGATAAAGTTATTAGAATGCTGCTTGAAGAAAAAGTAGAATCTAATAAGGCTGAAATTGATCCTAATTTAACTGATAAGCT